AAGCACTCGCGTAAGTTTTGGTGGCAAAAAAGCCTAGTTAGGTTTTCCACACAATTTACACAATTTTTACACACCCATGGGGGGTGTGTGATAACAATTTACTATGAGGAAAAATCATGGCTAATAAAGACGCAGCATTTGGTTTGAGACCCGTAGGAAAATTAGGAAGTGACATTAACAACGCCGGAACCAGCAAGTATATAATCTTGGATGGTTATGGGACTGCCATATATAAAGGTGATCCCGTACTTTTGGCGAATGATGGTACTATCCAAGTTCAAAATGCAGCTACCACTAATAATATTGGTGTATTCAATGGTTGCTTTTACAACGATCCTACTACTCAAAAACCAACTTGGTCCAATTACTACCCCGGCAGCATTACACCTACCGTGGGTGATATTGAAGCGTATGTCTATGACGATCCAAATCAGCTCTTCTTAATTCAAGATGAAGGGACTTTAGCTCAGACTAACGTCGGTAACAACGCGGATATTGCAACTTATGCTGCAGGATCCACTATTAATGGACAATCCAAAGTGGAATTGTCTTCTACCGCCGCAGCTACTGCAGCTACTTTCCGTATTGTCAGAATTTCAGAAGATCCAGAAAACAGTGATATTTCTAGTGCAAATGCAAATTGGGTCGTAAGATACAATGAACACTTGTATTATGATAATAGCACTGGAATTTAACCTAGGGAGATAATCAATGGTCATTTCACGTATGCAATTGGTCAAAGAGCTCGAACCAGGTTTAAATGCTTTGTTTGGCTTAGAATACGACCGATACGAAAACCAAGATAAGGAAATCTTTGATACAGAGAGTTCCGATCGTGCGTTCGAAGAAGAAGTAATGCTCGGTGGTTTTGCCGATGCTAGTGTAAAACCTGAGGGTCAAGGGGTAACCTATGAAGACGCTCAAGAAACTTACACTGCAAGGTACACCATGGAGACTATTGCTTTGGCTTTCGCATTAACCGAAGAAGCCGTAGAGGACAACCTTTACGACAAGATTAGTACTCGATATACAAAGGCATTGGCACGTTCAATGGCCAACACTAAGCAAGTAAAAGCTGCTAACATTCTCAACAGAGGATTCAACAGTTCTTACCTTGGTGGCGATGCAAAGGAGCTTTTAGCGACTGACCATCCTACACTTAGTGGGGACCAAAAAAACGAATTGTCAACTGCTGCCGACTTGAACGAAACTTCGCTCGAGCAGGCACTTATCGACATTTCTAATATGAAAGACGAAAGAGGATTAAAAATTGCTCTAAGGGGCATGAAACTAATCATCCCAGTCAATCTTCAGTTCAATGTAGAAAGATTGCTAAAATCACCAGGACGACCAGCAACTGCTGATAATGATATCAACGCTGTAAAATCAATGGGAATGATTCCACAAGGTTATGTGGTAAACAATTTCTTGACTGATACAGACGCTTGGTTTATTAAAACAGATGCTCCTAACGGACTTAAACATTTCGTTAGAGCACCTATTCGTACTGCGATGGAAGGCGACTTCGATACTGGTAATGTGAGATATAAAGCGAGAGAAAGATACGTCTACGGATGGTCTGACTGGCGTGGAATATTTGGCTCACCAGGAGCATAGAATAATTAAGGAAGGGCGAAGTTAGTTCGCCCTTCCAATCCTAGTAAAATAGTTATGCAGACTGGCTAGGCAGACGGTATAGAGACGGCATAACAAAAGGTCTATACAACCAAAGGAGAAAACAATGGGTACAACGACTTTTTCGGGTCCGATAAAATCGGGTCCAGTAATTAGCGGCGCCACAGCAGGTGGTTATCGCGGTCTTGATCTTAAGGACACTAACTGGGTAGTAAACTCATTCGTTCGTTATTTTCAAGAACCAACAGCGGCAGATACAGATGGCATCTGCGCTTCTCAAACAACAACAGCAGCAGCTAATCTGAGTTTGGATGGAGCTTTAACTTCTACCGAAAACGGTAATAAAGTTTATGCACCAAGCCGATCTTCAACAGCAGCAACTGCTGACGGAGCGTGGGCAAGAAAAATTGGCATTACAAGTGATGGCGATGATTCAGGCATAACGTTCACTGTCACTGGAACAGATGTTAACGGCAAAGCTTTAAGCGAAACGGTAACAGGACCGAATGCTACGGTTGCTTATACTACTATGAGCACTGCGGCTAACTTTAAGACTGTAACTAAAATCGCTACAAGTGCGGCTACCACTGGTAATATTACCGTGGGAACAGCGGCTGTGGCAGCGGATGTTTATTGCAGAGCGCTAGGGGTTATTCCTTATCAATCTACTGTTACTGGTATTAAGATATGGGTAGCAGAAGCCTTTAATGCTGGAACAGCGGATCCAATGGAAATTGGAAAATCTGATGATCAGGATTATTTAGCTGATCTTGCTGATGGTACTATGGGAGCAGTTACAACTACTGGTAATACTGGTGGATCTGTGACTGTGGATGCTACACAAAGTGCAGTTTGGAAAAGTGTAGAGCAAGCTGATACTGGTGCGGATGGAGTTGCTTATAACTCTGATGTACAGGCAGTATTGACTTATACTCCAACTGGAGCATTATCTACAGCTGGGCAAGCATGGATCAAGATTGACTTTATGCAAGGCAAGAATCTTGCTTCAGGAGACACTTGGTAATATAATATAACCGTGAGTGGGGTGTAATGACCCCACTCTTTTATAAGGGGAATTAATTATGGCTTTAGTAACAACTTTTGACGGCGGAAGAAAATTCATTAACCATTATACAATTGCAGCTGGTGACGCAGCTACTGCACAAACTTTAACGATTACTGTTGCTAATTTAGGCAAAAGTGCCAATAATCAAGCATGCAGTCACTTAACTTTAAATAAAGTTTGGTTTAATGTTTTTATGACCGCTAATGCGGATGCGGTAGAATTTCAATGGGATGCCACTACTCAAATACCTTTCCTGATATTAAATGGATACGGGGATTATGATTTTAGCTCTACTGGTGGTTTAACGCCTACAGTAGCTAATAAGGCAGCTGGTGGATATGATGGAAATGTAACCATTTTAAATCCGGCTAGGACTGGTGGTGATACTGTATACGTTCAAATGGAATGGCTTAAACATTATGTAGCGATTTCTAGTTAAGGAGGTTAAATGGCTTATTCAGGCACTAGAGCATTTAATCTCAACATTTCGGAGATCATAGAGGAAGCATTCGAAAGATGTGGATTGCAGGTACTTACGGGTTACGACCTTAAGACTGCCAAAAGATCCTTGAATCTTATGTTTTCGGAATGGGCCAATCGTGGTCTTAATTTATGGACAATCGACTATTATTTCAAAACATTAACGGCAGGAACAAATAACTTTGCGCTTGACCAAAAAGTTATGGACATAGTTGACGCTACAATTACTACAACGGCGTATGACGCGACGGATTCAACTCCTGTAAATAGAGGTTTGGAAGGTGGTAGTTCCACTACGGATGTGGCGATCACCAAGATTTCCAGAACAGAATACATGAATTTAAGTAGAAAGAATCAGACAGGGAGCGCTGGAACTGCTAGACCTACACAGTTTACTGTTATTAATGGAGCGAGCACTTACAGTGATATTACAGATGAGACCACTGCTACAAGTGGAAGACCGGAACAGGATATAAGAGTTTGGCTCTATCCTACTCCTGATAAGGCTTATGTCTTTAAATATTTCTATGTTAACAGGATCCAAGATGCAACAAGTAGTTCTGTAAGTGGAGGAGCGTCTACAACTTATGCAGATGTTCCCTTCTATTTTCTTCCTTGTTTAATTTCTGGATTAGCCTATTATATAGCGGTTAAAAGGACTCCAATGATGGCTCCTGGATTAAAAGCACTTTATGATGAAGAATTTCAGCGAACAGCTGATGCTAACCGAGAACGAGTGTCGTTCAGAGTTAAACCTGCGCAAGCATATATACCATAGGGGGATATATGGCAATTTGTAAAAAATGTGGTCGTGAATGTGATTGTGGAGACAATTGCCAATGCACGAACTGCGACTGTAAAAAGGAGGAATAATGAGCAATCCATTATGGAATAAATCAACAGCCAATAGCCGTGATGCTTCGGATAAGAAAATCGGACATTATGGAAGAGGCCATGTAGAAGTACCAAAACCTGTTAAGGCAGGCGCTGTTACTACTAAAGGGATAGCACCAACTAGTGAAGGAAAAGCTTCTGGTGGCACACCTTTTAAAATTAGTAAAGGAAAAGTTTCAGGTACTATGCAAGCAATGGGAGCCGCTAAAAAAGGTGGCAAATACACTTGGATTTAATATATGGCATATGCTAGCGGAAAATTTGCATTAGCCATTTCTGATCGTAGTGGGTTACAATTTCCCTATACGGAAATGGTTAAAGAATGGACAGGCGCGTGGGTGCATACAAGTGAGTATACCCCTAAGGCGCCACAATTAATGCCTCATGAGCATTCTCCTGATCCCCAAGCTTTGAAACATGCTAGGCCAGCTAGAGTTGCTCCGGCAGCATTAATTTTGTTGCCTATTAATCCTTTTGAGACTTACGCTTCCGGATCACAAGTTATAAACGTTCATTCCCCGGATCATGGTAGATCTACGGGTGCTACAGTTAGGTTTAGAGGAACTCCTTTTGTATCCTCTGAAACAAATGTATTTGCAGATTGTCAAGCAGTAGATGGTATTACTGGAGCAGTTCTTTGTGCTGTTGCTGGGTATACAATTACAAAAGGAAAATATGTATCAGGATCCAGTGATGATTCTGATGACTGGTATTATTTTTCCACAGGTTTATTAACAGCTACGACTGGAGGAATTAAAGGAGGAGGTTACCCTATTTCAGCAGGTCCTGTAACCATAAGCGCATAATGGCAACTTACGCACAATTAACACAACAAATACTTGACTATTCAGAAGTCAGCACTGATGTTTTCACGTCCACCATTACGGATGGATTCATAGAACATACGGAAAATAGAATTTTACGGGACGCTGATCTTCCAGTTTTTCGTTCTTATCAATACACTAATTTTACGGCCTCTAATGGATTTTTAAGCTTACCGGGAGGAACCTCTCCTACCCCTGTTTTATTTAATGTTATTAGAAGTGTGATGATTTACCCAGCTGCTGGCAGTGGAGCTAGAACCTATCTGGAACGAAAAGATGTGACATGGATGAATGAATTTTGGCCTAACAGAGCCACAGAAGGAACTCCACAATATTATACACAATGGGATCAAGATAGTATATATGTAGTACCTACTCCAGATGAGGCATATTATGTGGAGGTTGGTTTAATAAAATTACCAACTAGACTTTCATCCACTAATACCACTACCTGGTTAGGAGACAACGCCTCACAGCTATTGCTGTATGGGTGCCTTGTCGAAGCTTTCAAATTCTTGAAGGGATCAGCGGAAATGCTGCAAATTTATGAGCAATCGTATCAACAGACTTTACAGGAAGTTGTTACGCAACAACAAGGCCGAGGAAGGCGTGATGAATATATGTCTGGTGTTCTTAGAGTACCGGAACCATCATTCCAGCCTGGACTTGGATCAATTAAACCAGGGCCAATAGGCCCACAAGGAGGACAATAAAATGGGAGTAGGAACATCCGGAGTTTGTACAAGCTTTAAGCAGGAATTGCTCGTTGGAACTCATAATTTTACCAATGGAGCGGATGCCTTTAAGATTGCGTTGTATACAAACTCTTCAACTATTAGTGTTGCTAGCACTGTTTATGTAACTAGCGGAGAAACCACTAATGATGCAGGAACAGCCTATACAGCTGGTGGAAATACACTCGTGAATGTAACGCCCACGACTTCAGGAACAACCGCTTACTGCGATTTTTCTGATACGTCATGGTCTACAGCTTCATTTACAGCTTACGGTGCGCTTATTTATAATAGCAGCGATTCCAATAAGGCTGTATGTGTGTTAAACTTTGGTGGAGACAAGACATCAAGTGCTGGAACATTCACTATACAATTCCCAGCTGATGATGCGTCAAATGCGATTTTAAGATTAGAAACACCGTAGGATTACTATGGCATTAGTCTTAAATGATCGCGTCAAGGAGACGTCAATAACCACGGGTACGGGCGATGTAACGTTTGGTGGAGCAGTCACTGGCTTCGACACTTTTTCAACTGGAGTTGGCAACAATAATACAACGTATTACGCTATTGCTAATAGAACAGTTGATGAATGGGAAGTAGGAGTAGGAACTCTTTCAGGTGATAGTTCTACTATGGAACGGACAACTGTTCTTACAAATTCCGACGGGAACACATCAGCAATAACTCTTTCAGCAGGAACGAAAGATATATTCTGTTCAATGCCTGCGAGCAAGACGATGGACATGACTTTAACCACGACAGGTGATACGTTGTATGCCTCCGCAGCAAATACACCAGCACGGTTAGCAGTAGGAACAGCACGATATACTTTACAAACTAATTCAGGAGGGACGCTACCCGAATGGGCGGCATCTCCTCAATCACTTTTAACCGGACAGGGGGATATATTATATACCTCTGCCGCAAACACGCTTGCTCGACTGGCGGCAGGAACGGGATCATATCTTCTTGCAATGAATTCAGGGGGAACGGCTCCTGAATGGGCGGAGAATACAAGCGCTACAAAAGGGTTCAGTGTTGCAATGGCAATCGCGCTCTGATATAAGGAAA